CGCGTCGTGTCCCCAGAGGACGACGGGGTTCCGCTTGAAGTTCGCGAGGTCCCAACCGCGAGCGCGATCCGGTCCTGTTCACGGTCGACGCTTTCCGTCGAGATCGTGAAGCGGAGCGCGCGGAGGCGCCTTCGATCGTTCCGGCAGGCGCAATGATCTGCTTCCGGACCCCGATCGCGGAGCGGGCACGTTGCGGCCCCGGTTGATCGTCTTGAATCGTGTCGCGCTAACTAGCTGCATCATCGGTCGGTCCCGGTTCCGGTTTCGTCGGGGCGGCGGAGGGCGCGTTCGCGGACTCGGCTGGCGCGGTCGTCGTTTGTGCGGAGGTTGTCGGAGGGAACGGCGGTATTCAGCGGGACGCGATACTCGTCGCCGGTTCCGTCCGTGATCGGGTCCATATTCTCGCGGGCGCGGACCTCGTTCCGGTTCATCCAGCCATTGAGCGTGCCGATCTGATACGCCTCGAAGCGGGTCTTTTGATCGCCGCGCGTCATGTCGTCGAAGTCGAACTTGCACTCGAAGATCGAGCGCTCGTCGTCGAACAGGAGATGATGGTCGAACAGTTGCTCGATCGAGCGCGTCGTCGGGCGGAGCGCGCTGTCCAAATACTGCTGATTTTGTTGTTCGATGTTGTTCAGCGTCGCTTTGTCGAGTTCCCCCAGGCGATGCGGCGGGACGCCGTAGAGGCGGCAAATGTCGACGACCTGGAAACGACGAGTTTCGAGGAATTGCGCTTCCTCGTTCGTGATCGCGACCTTATTGAACGACATGCCTTCTTCGAGGATCGCGACTTTGTGGGCGTTCTGCACTCCGGCGTGGGTCTCGCGCCACGAGTTCGCGACGCGGTCGGACGCTTCCTTCGAGAGTTGTCCGGGATGGCTGATCACCCCGCCGATCTGTCCCCCCTGGCGGAACAGGCACCCCGCCGTGTTGCTGCGTCGCGAGCGCGAGGCCGATCACGTCCTGCGCGACGGCGATCGGACTGACGCCGACGTATCCGTCCATCGAGATGTTCTTGATGTGAATCATGTCGTCGGGCGGGACGAGTAGTCCATGCCCAGGCGGCGGGAGTTGATCCGATACCAAAGCTCGCCGTCTTCCGTGAGCATGATCGTCGCGCGGTCGGGCGCGATCGGGACAAGCTCGATCGGGTTCCCGTCGCGGTCGCGCTCGACGACGACGAACGCGTTGCCCCGGAGGCAGATCGACGAGACGGCGTATCCGATGAACTCGAACCACGTCTGCCACTTATTCGGCCTACGGAACAGCTTCGTCAGCGGATGGCGGAGTTCGCGTTGATAGCCCCCGCCAATCAATCGACGGCGAATGAACGGCGTCAGCGTCGCAATGTCCTGCGAGATCGCGCGGATGCAGGCGTAAACGGCGGCGGATTGCAGCGCGGTAAACGGGGTAACGGGAACGCCGGTATTCGACGCGTAGCCGCCAAGCGCGGCGTAGAGCATCGGTTGCGGCCAGCCCAAGCCCCCGAGGGTCGAGGTCACGGCGGCGTCGTTCTTGGTCTCCGGCGCGGACGGGGTCGAGGTTCTGTTGCGGTCCTCGGAGTAGCCAGAGGCCGAGGCGTTCGCGGAAGGTCATCCCAGGCGTCATTAGCCCCCTCGTTTCATAAACGGAGCGGCTCGTCGGCCCCATCGCGCGTCCGATCGCCATGATCAGCGCGACGGCTCCGTCGATCTTGTTCTCCGGTCGCGCCTTGCGCGGATAGACGTTGTCGCGGGCGTCGGTGTGACCGACGACGTTGCCGATGCACCACGCGAGGGGTCCGTTGCCGTCGTGGCGGATGCGTCCGGCGCGGATCGCGGCCTCGAGTTCGCGGGTCGGAGCGGAAAAGGATTGCGTGTTGCTCGGAACTCGACGACGGGCACGGACGAGGACTGCAAGCGTTGCGCGAGTTGCGTCGTCCTCCACGGATCGTATGCCATCGAGAGGACGCGGAAGCGGCGGAACCACTCGACGACGTCGTCCTCGATCGTCGCGAAGTCGGTCTCGTTCCCTGGCGTGATGATCAACTCGTTCGCGTTCGCCCACCCCGGATAGGACGCGTTCCGGGCTCCATCACGGCTGCCTCGTTCAAGTAGCAGCGACAAGCGACGGTGTAGTGAACAGCCCCGTCCCGCGTCTCCGGGAAGACGGCGACGAGCGCGGCGAGGTCGGTCTTCGAGGCGAGGTCGAGCGCGAGATGGCACTCGCGACCGTCGAGGTCTTCGAGCTTCAGATCCCGGTCGGCGCAGAGCGTCCACTGACGGGTCGAGAACAGTTGCTCGTCGGCTCCGATCCACACGTTCAGATGGCGCGTCCTGGCGGAAGCCTCTTGCGACGGGTTGTTCCTGGCCTGCCGCATGATCGCGCGGATCGCGTCCGGCTGAACGGAGACGCCCCCAGGCGGGATTAGCCTTGATCCACGTCGGTTCCTCCCACGGGTCGTCGGTGTCGTCGATCGAGAAGATGATCGAGAACAGGCGCTCGTCGGTCTGGACCCCTTGCAGGACGCGGAGCGAGTAGTCCCAGAGTTGACGTCCGATCCCGGCGTTGTTCTGCGTCGCGGTCGAGATCGAGAGCAGGAAGGGTTGCGTCCGCTTGCCCATCGCGGTCGACAGCGCGGCGTAGACCTCCGGGGTCCGGTGCGATCCGATCTCGTCGCACACCGCGACAGCGACGTTCAAACCATCCAGCGCTTTCGCGTCGGACGAGATCGGGACGAGGCGCGACGCGGTGCGTTCCTGAAAGATCGAGTTCGTCAGGACGCCGACGCCCCAGCGCTTCCTCATGTCGTCCGATCGACGGACCATGTTCTGCGCGGTCTCGAATAGGATGCGCGCTTGATCGCGGGTCACGGCGGCGGCGTAGCCTTCCGCTCCGCCCTCGCCTTCTCCGAAGGTCATATACATCGCGAGCGGGGCGGAGATCGTCGTCTTGCCGTTGCCCTTCGGGACGTAGACGACACCCTGACGGAAGCGACGTCCTCCGGTCGCGCGTTCCTTGAACCCGAACACGTTCGCGTAGACGAGTTTTTGCCAGTCCATCAGGCGGATCGGCTTTCCGGCTTCCGGTCCTTTGATGTTCGGCATCTGTGACGTGAAGACCATCGCTTTCAGCGCGGCGAGGTCGTCGAAGCTCCATTGACTGTCCGGCCTTTGGGCCTCGTCGTGGTCGCGGATGAAGCGCTCGCAGGCCATCCTGGCGTGCATCGAGGCGGCGGAGGGGTCCTCCGCTGTTCTCCGCGCGTAGCGGAGCGCGTCCTGCACGAACTGGCGCGGATCGTCGGCGAGGGGTTCAGCGGACGCGACGTCTCGCCATGTCCTTCGAGGCTCGCGAGCGGCGGGGAGGGTCGAGGCTCCGGCTTTGAACCCGTTTCGGCGGGTCCTGGCGCCGAGGTCTGAAGTTGTCTTCGTGATAGGGCCAGCGCTCGACCCCTTCAGCTTCCGGAGACCACGGACCTTTCCGCCAATGACGTGCTTCGACACCCCGGCGCGTTTGGCGATCGAATTGAGCGACTCTCCGGCGGTCCAGCGGCGTGAAGCTCGTCGTCGGTCATTGGACCTCCAATAGCTTCCAGGGATCGGCGCGGAGATCGTCCTCCGGCTTGCCTTCGATCGTCAGAGGGTCCGCTTTCAGGCGAGGACGCGCGGCGGGACTGAATCCGAGTTCTTGCGCGACGCGGATCATCGTTTTTGCCGTTTTGTCGAGGATGTCGTTGTAAGGCGAGGGCGCGAACCCGTCCGGCGTCTTGATCAGCAGCTTTAGCTTCGAGTCGCGGTCGAGCATCGCTTGCATCAGTCGCGCGATGTTGTGGCGATCGGACGCTTCGACCCAAATGCGGAGAATATCGCGGTCGATCCGCTTCATTACTCCGCGCGGCATGTTGGCGATGGCATAGCGCCAGATGTCTTCCTGCGAGTCGGTCAGATCGGGCGGCGGTTCCTCGTCGGCGAGTTCGCCAAGCGGGATCGGTTCGAGCTTGCGGTCGCGTCCGTGCAGCGTCGGGTTATACGAACCCCGGAGCTTCAACATCTCAGTCGGCTTGCGTCTCATCCGATCTCGATCGACCAGTTCGAGGTTGCGCGCTCGACGGCGCG